TGGGGCTAACACATGGCTATTGAGCGCGGTGTTGATGACGTTGATATTCAAGAACTTAAGATAGAAGACAACTCAAAAGAAATCCAAGTTGATGTTGAGGATGATTCTTTTGATGAGATCTTAGGATCTGGTTTTAGCGAAGATGATGACATAGAAACCCTTGATGACGGGACTATGTTAATTGGTATGCCGCCCCCCGATATAATGGCTGAAGGCGACGATTTCTATGAAAACCTCGCTGAGGTTCTTGATCGTTCTACATTGAGATCTTTGTATAACGACTGCATTGCCGATTACAAAGATGACTTGTCGTCTAGAAAGGAATGGGAACAGACCTACCGAGAAGGACTTGAGTTCCTCGGAATGAAATTTGAAGAACGAAGCGAACCTTTTGAAGGCGCTTCCGGTATTGTTCATCCGCTTTTAGCGGAAAGTGTTACGCAGTTTCAGGCGCAAGCATATAAAGAAATGCTGCCGCCTGGGGGTCCAGTAAAGACTCAAGTCGTTGGACTGGGTACTCCACAAACCGACCTCCAGGCTGCGCGTGTACAAGAGTACATGAACTACCAAATTACACAGGTCATGAAGGAATATGATCCTGAAACCGACCAGATGCTGTTTTATCTGCCGCTGTCTGGTAGTGCATTCCGTAAGGTTCATTTTGATCAAACGCTGGGAAGACCTGTCTCTAGGTTTATTCCTTCAGAAAACTTGGTTGTGCCTTACGGCGCCAGCAGTTTAGATAGTGCTGTCCGTATTACGCACGTTGTTGATATGTCAATCAATGACGTTAAAAAGCTTCAACAAACAGGCTTTTATCGAAAAACCAATATGTCTAACAGAACTGCGAACATTGTTTCTGACAGTGACATAGAGGAGGAATTAGATGAACTACAAGGCGTTAAGCCGTCTGGCAACTCTAGCTCTGATGAGTGTGAAATCCTTGAAATGCATGTCGAACTCGACATCGAAGGTTATGAAGATATTGATGCCGATGGTGAAGAAACTGGTATCAAGCTTCCGTACATTGTTACTATCTCTCAAAGCGAATCTCAAATTCTATCCATTCGAAGGAACTACGATCAAAACGATCCTATGCGTAAGCGGATTGATTATTTTGTTCATTACAAGTTTCTTCCTGGTGTCGGCTTTTATGGTTTCGGGCTAACGCATATGATCGGTGGGTTGTCCCGTGGGGCGACCTCATTGCTTCGGCAGTTGATTGATGCAGGCACTTTGGCGAACTTACCCGCTGGTTTTAAAGCCCGTGGTATTCGTATTCGCGATAGCGATGTGCCTTTACAGCCAGGTGAGTTCAGAGACATGGATGCGCCAGGAGGCTCATTGCGTGATGCGTTAATGCCTCTGCCGTTTAAGGAACCTAGCGGCACCCTCCTAAACTTGCTTGGTATGCTGGTTGAAGCCGGTAAGCGATTCGCCTCTATTGGTGATATGCAAGTTGGAGATGGCAATCAAGAAGCGCCCGTTGGTACGACTGTTGCGTTACTAGAGCGTGGTAGTCGCGTAATGAGCGCGATTCATAAAAGATTGCATTATTCGCAGCGCATTGAATTTAATCTTCTTGCGCGAACGTTTAAAGAGAACTTACCAGCCGCGTATCCATACATGGTGGCTAATGGTAACCCAGGTCTGATTCAGCAAGACTTTGATGATCGAATAGATATTATTCCTGTAAGTGACCCCAACATATTCTCTATGAGCCAGCGTGTAATGTTGTCTCAAGAAATGTTGAGAATGGTGCAGGCTAACCCTGAAATCCATGGTCCTATGGGTATGTACAACGCTTACAAGCGTATGTATGAGGCAATGGGTGTACAGCAAGTAGAACAGATTCTACCGCCTCCCCCTCCGCCACCACAGCCTATGCCAGTTGCACCGGCTATGGAAAATGCTAACTTTATGATGATGCAGCCAGCGACACCGTTTCCTGATCAAGATCATCAAGCGCACATTGACTCGCACATCACGGTATATAACTCTGCTGTTGTTAAGACAAATCCTCAACTTCGCGCTATGATTCAAGCGCATGTTTACGGGCATATTGATCTAATGGCACGACAGCAAGCTATGCAGGACCCAGAAGTGCAGCAGATGCAGCAACAAATGCAAATGATGGGGCCACCTCCAGGAATGGCTCCGCCTCAGTTAGGTGGACCCATGGGTGGCCCTCCGAGTGGTCCTCCAGGTGCCAGCCCTTCACTGGCTCCTCCGCAAGGGGGAGCGCCCATGGGACCACCACCACCTAATCCAATGCAGGCAATGATTGAGTCTAAGGTTGCTCAGATTACGGCTGACATGCTTGAAAAGATTGCGCCGATCTTTGAGGCAGAAGATACGAACGATCCGCTTGTTGAGTTGCGTCGAGAAGAGCTTGATATCAAGGCTAAAGATGTTCAAAGAAAAGCCATGGAAGCTCAGCAACGTATGGAAATGGATGAAGATCGAATCGATAAAGATTATGCTATGGATCAAGAGCGCATGGATCTTCAGGCAGACATTGCTGACATGAAGAACAAAACCGCTCAAGATAGACTAAGGTTACAAGAGTCTATACAAATGGCTAACGTAGCCGAAAGAATGACCAAAAACATATTTGGGAACTAATCATGATTAAAAGAACCACAAGCTTTAAAGAGCCTAAAGTAGACAAAGGCGGATTCACTGTTAAGGATCAAGGCCGCGTTAAGTACGCGTCTATTGATTCTGTATCTGCTTCTGCATCACCTAAGCCTGGTATGGGCAAAGGTAAGTCTCGAGGCGGCGGTGATGCACAGCGAGGGACTAAGTTCGAAGGCGTATTCTAATGAGCCAGTTTAATCCTTTTGTTATTCAACAAAGTCCTTTAGAACGTATCCAAGAGGATATCGATATGTTCGGTAGGGGCGTTAGGAGGCCTACAGAACAAGAAGGAATAGATTTTAATAAAAAAATTAAAGAACAAATTAGCAAATTAAGCGAAAGCGACAGAAATAGTTTTTACAATAAAAATCCTGAATATAATCCAGAATTTACAGTGTTCGATCCACGCGGTACGGGCGGGGCTCTTGAAAGGTCTCCGAGAGGCTTTCAACAGCAAAATCCATACGATTCGTTAAAAAAACTTTTTGGCGGAAACCTTCAGAGAAGTGGCGGCGGATTTGGCGGCGGTATGATGGGCAATTCTCAATTTTCAGATATGCCACAAGCACCAAGAGTGCAATCGCAAGACCAAACGATGTGGATAAACCCTATAACTGGGAAGCAGGAATCAGGCAGTTCCACGATGGCTAACTACCAAAGAAGTTTAAAAGAATATTTTGATAAAAATCCGGGCGCACAAGATTATTATAATTCTCAGCAAAAGCCTAAATCTTCTGCCTTTGACCAGCTCGGCATAAATCAAAGTATGCAAGGCGGCGGTCTTCAAGATCTTTTTGGTCGCATAGGTCAACAAACTGGGCAAATGCGAGATCAAGGCCCTCCTAATATATACGAAACTAATCAAGGCCCTCAACATCGCATGAGAATAGAGGCTGGGCATGATGCTTTAAATAGACGAATACAACAACAAATGCAGCAAAGAGGGCAATTGCCACAAGAGCAGATCGGTTATTCACCTAGACTGCAAGATTCTTTAAGCAATTATAAAACCACATTTGAAGCAAGAATGCCTCAAAGAATGCCACAGCCTAATCAAGGTTATGGCAATCGCTTTCCAGGCATGCAGTTCAGTGGACCTTTTGCACAGCCAATGATGCCTCAAAACTATGGCATGGGTGGCGGATACCGACAACCGCAACCAATACCTTATCCTCAACCAAGAATGCCTTATCCTCAACCAAGAATGCCTTATCCTCAACCAATGCCCCAACCAGGTTATGGCGGAGGTTATGGCGGAGGTTATGGTGGTGGATACGGAGGAGGCTTTGGTGGGTTTGGCGGTATGTATGCGCCACAACCTCCGATGTTCGGCGGGGGATATCCGCCACAACCTCCGATGTTTGGTGGAGGATATGGCGGTGGTTACGGCCAACAGCCTCAATATGGAGGTGGATTTGGCGGCGGTATGCAAGGTGGTTACGGTGGCGGTATGGGCGGCATGTACGATCAACCACAAAGACAGCCGCAATATCAAAATGCTGGACCAAGTCCGTTTGGTGGTCAAATGAATCAAAGACAACAACCGCAGCAAATGGGCGGTGGTTTTCAACAAATGATGGGCGGATTTGGCGGTGGAATTATGAGGAGCTTTTACTAATGGCACCACGCAGAAGAAGCGTAAGACCGTCTTCTATAGAAAGAGGAGCTGGTGTAGTTCCTAGAAGCACAACTAAAGTTGCTTCAAGAAGATCTACGCCTGTTAAAACTACTAAATTAGGAACAGTAAAAACAGGCCCATCGTCCATAGAAAGAGAAACTGGAAATCCTAAATCTCGATCTGGGACATCTGCTATCTATGCTGCAATAGCAAAAAAGGCTCGAGAGAAAAAAGAAAAAGAAGCTAAGGCCAAAGCTGCAAAAGATAAAGCTGCAAAAGAGCTAAAGCAAAAAAACGCTCAGGCTGCTGAGGATAAAAGATTAAAGCTTGCCGCTCAAAAAGAAGCGAATGAGTTAGCTAGGGCAGAGGCCGAAGTTAATTCAAGAAAGCAAAGAGAAGATGCTTCAAGAAGAATGATACAAATGGCAGAAGCTTCTGCCAAAAAAGCAAAGGATAAAAAGGCTAAAGAAGCTGCTGACAAAAGAATTGCGGAGGCAAAGGCGAAAGCAGAAGAGCTTGCTGCAAAAAGAGCTGAAGCAGAAAAGAGGCGTGCAGATAAAGAAGCTGCCGCTGCAAAAGCCGCAAAAGAAAGAGAAGCTAAAGCTGCTGCGGATAAAGAGGCATTAGCAGCGGCTAATAAAGCTGCTGAGGAAAAAGCTGCCAAGCAAGCTGCAAGATTAGAGCAAATACGAATGCTTGAGGAAAGAGAGCAGTTCCGCCGTGGCGAGCAGTTACAAATAAGGCAACAAGAAGCGAAAAGAATAAAAGAAGCAAAGGCGGCGGCAGATGCCAAGGCTGCGGCGGATGCTAAAGCTGCGAAAGAAGCAGCAGATGCCAAGGCTGCAGAAGATAAAAGAGCTGCTATTGAAGCTTCAAGAAGACGAGCTGTTATTGAAGCGGCTGATGCAAAAAAAGAAGAATATAGGCGTCAACAAGAAGCGGCTGCCGAAGCTAAAAAAGAAGTTAAAACATTAGATTTAACTCCTGATCAACTTGTTAATACATATAACAATTCTGCTGCTGCTAAAGATTTTAGCCTTAACGCAAGATATGATCCCGAAACTAATACGTTTATTGAGGACATAAGTGGTTTTGGTTTTACAGGCGATCAAGCGACTAACAAATATACTCCAGAAGAGTTTATGTCAAGGCTTGGATATAAGGCAGATGATTACAATACTTTTAACTTTATTCGACCAGAACAAAAACAAAAAGAACCTCCAAAGCTAGAAGCTCCTGTTGTTATAAATGCTGAAAGACAAAGGGTTGTTGACCCAGTAGGTTCTGTTGGAAATGAAGAACCCACGCCTCC